TTACATGTTTAACATGTTATATTGATCATCACTTGCTGCCTTGTCAGCTAAGAGCGAATACAATGAAATCCTATCCCCCCGTCGTGGAAATAAAGTAAACTTCGGGGATAACGCATACGCCAATCTAAATGATCCATTTTTGACAGGAAGCCGTGTAGGCCGCTTAGGATTTATTGTAGGGTAGAGCAAACCCAATGCAACGCATGCGGTAATCAATGTCCAAAACGAACCCGATATATTAGAGGGAATATCAATAGATGAATATACGCTTGAAGTCAATTTGCACTCAATAAAACGTCTTTGGAAGCCTTTGCCAATTTTATTAATAAAGTCTACAATATTAGGACCAAGCTCTGGCTCACTATAAATTACGTCCAGCTCATTGTTTGAAAACTCTGTAATAATTCTATTTTGTTCTTTACTACTCAGCAGCTTCTTATATTTCTGAGAAGCCGCAATGCGTTTATTAGATAGAATATTTAGAATTCTATTAAAAATCCGTATAAGCCTTCGCGGGTTACCATCTGAGCAGCGTATAACCATCTCAACGCCCGAGTAACATGAAATTTCTCCACGCCCTTTTGCTGTTAATACTTGATCACGAAGCCTTAAAACATTTATCAATTTGTTATGAAATTGAGGATCATATTTATTACTTTTATCTTCATCGAACGCTTTTTGCGCATTAATAAAAGTTTCAGCACTGCAATGCTTTTTGATAAGATCAAGCGATACTTTCCTTAACTTTTCTTTATCGCCATTCGACATAAGAATATCTGATTCACCAAGCAAACGCTTTAAATTTGATTTTTCCGTAAGCCTGGAAGTCTTTGATCTTTTGTTGTATAGAGTCTGGGCAAAATGATAAGTAGAAGTATATTCAAGTAAATTGTCCGCTGTCCCTACTGGATCATTGTCAATATATAAATATTCAAAATCATGGCCTTCATTTAAGGAAATATCATTACCAAGGTTCGTTTTTAATGTCTTATGCTTGTAAGGCATTGTTGAAATTTTAAAAATTATTTCTTTAGTATCAGATCGCATACACGTATTTAATATTGCAAAATGGCTTTCATCTAAATACTCTGCTTCATCAATGCAGATTAGCCAAGTTGTATGTGTAGGAAAATTTAATATTTCATTCACAATCCGGATTGCTGTTTTTAATGGAGCAAAAACATCAGTATAAAAGTAAAGCCCAATTAGTTTATCTTGATCTCGTTTCATAATTTTTGAGATTGCAACTTCAACACGCTTTTTGTTTTCCAGCCAACCTAAATGCTTTTCGAGCTGAAATAATTCAAAAATTGGTTCATCAAAATTCCAAGAAGATGAAATTTCTGAAACAATTTGCCTCTCATACTTAATTCTATCAACTTCAGGTTTAACATAAGTATCTAAACAACTTTTAAGCGTTGTAATGAATGACAAACAGGATGCGACATTAAGCTTCCATACAAAAAAATCTTCTTTTTCGCTTTCAGTTTGCCAAGGTTTATTCTTTAATGCCCCAATCCATTCTATGCTTGTTGGTATAAAAACACCAATAAATTGTTTATTTTTTACAATCTTATTTATGCCTGTATCATGTGACAAAGACAAGTGATCATGTGATAACATTTTCAATAAACAAGTTTTTCCAGAGCCTCTTGATCCAAGTACTATGTGATTTTTTGATGACAATAATCTCCAAAACAAATCCGTCGGAACAAAAGTTTGTACAAGCTCATTTCTATTAAGATTTCTCGCATTATCAATTTCAAATAAATTTCTTTGGAATGGTTTCATGTTCAATCCCTTACAATATGCAACACATTAGAATTCTCTATTTGATGCACAACATATTTTAGCTCGGTGCAAATTTCACGAATGGCTTGCACAAAAATGTCGTTATTTATATACTTATACGAAGCATCAAGTTTTATAATATCTGATGATTTTATCAGCTGAGCACCTTTAAATTTGTGAACAATTGCTTTTTTAATAATTTTTTTCAATTCTTCTAGGTGCAGATGGCAGCCAAAAGGGTTTACATGTAAAATTCCATTATGTTTTTGGCTCTTGTTCCATTTATTTATACATGAATATGCGTAGCTATAAATAAATCCCTGAATACTTTTTGATTCTTTACATCGACCTTCAATATGAACAATATGAAATTGATTAGAAATATGTCCAGCATATTCTGTTTCTAAAGTAGCAGAAAAACTTCCGGCGCCTAAAAACACGATTGGAATTCCCTTCGTACGTTGTATAGTACAGAATTTTGGTATATGTTTATGACCATGGATAACTAAGTCAAAATGCAAGTCTTCAATTGTGTTTAAAAGATTTTCACTATTTATCAATGAACTGAAATCTTTTACTTTATCGAGCAGGTCACTATAAAGTATTGGATGATGATGTAATAATACAATTTTATATTTATGATTACTAATAGCTCCAATATCTGATTTTATCGCAGACAGGCTTTCGTTACTAACATATCCGTGATGCGGTTTATCATCTGGAATATCATGCATTGATGTGTTTATTCCTAATACGACAATATCATCATTTTCCCATTTACAATAATATGGATCTGCTATCAGATTTCCTTTCGCACTCTTTGCAATGTTTTGAAAAATGGTATTTGGTAAATTTAGCGCATCATATACTTTACTTGCATAATAACCTTCTACATCCCCTTCTTTTCTCAGCATATCCCAGTCTTTATCGTGATTACCTGGAACAAAAAATATATTTTTTGCATTAAGCTTTTCCCCAATAGACCCAATTAACTCTGACGCAATTTTGATCTCATCAGCTTTAGCTTCGCAACTGACATCGCCAGAAACAAGCAAATAGTCAGCCGCGATATGTTCCTTTTCAAGAAATTCTAAAAAATGTTTTTTATAATCTTCATCAACTGCGGGCATCCCGGAGCATCTTTCAGGCAATAAATCTTTTGCCCTAGCGTTTTTACCTATATGCATATCACTTATTATTGCAAATTTCATAGTATTTTTTGGTTTTTGAATTTATTTGTATGATTACAATATCGGATTTATTCCTAGCCATGGATTAACACTATAACCGACGGAGCACAGCAATATTGAATACGCAAACTTCCTTTAAAATTAATATTACATTAGTTGATAAATATCTTTTCCGTCGCGCCTGGTTAAACCTCATATTTTATTAATGGCGAACGATATTTATATCGATCCCGTCGGAGTTTGCAAGTCATAAATTTTAGCAATTCGTATCATGTCATACAAATAAACTTTAATATTTCGCCATGATATCCAACGAGTCCTCTTTTATGCACAGGACAGTCATTTCGCCCGGCATCTCCAATAAACTTTTCTATCCGTTTATCCGTTCGTTAGGCCATCTCCCAAATTTCAATCTACCTATTTGATCTTGTTTTACTCTCTATGATCGGCATAAATCACATATTCGAGCAATTATTTAATGCATTGCTATTATTATGAACAGGCAATAGCACCTAGATTGATACTAATTTTTTTCTTTAAACAGAGATATAAAGCAGGATAATTATTTAGTTATTTTATGAGTTATGATTGCTTCCTTAAACTTACCCCTTGCGCTTGACTTCCCCGCTATTACGCTATCTCTTTCTACAATTTTTATTTTGAAATCTGATTCATATAAATTAGTAATAGACGAGTGACAAGAGTTTGTTAGTATAATTTTGCTACCACGTTTAGCAGCACGTCTTATTGATTTATATAATCTAACTTGATCATTCCAACTGAATAATTTTTCGTTATATTTAATGAAGCCATTATTTGAATGTTTTGTTGTATATGGTGGATCAATGAATATTAAATCGTCATTGCGACTCGCATTAATGATTTCTTCAAAATCTGTATTATATAATTCTACGCATTTTAAACACTCAGAAATTAACTGAAAGTTATCACTTCCAAGCATAACTCTGTCTTTGCTGCCGATTGGGACATTAAAATCACCTTTTTTATTTACACGGTAAAGCCCATTCCAGCATGTTCTATTCATATAGATAAATTTTGCTGCTTCTTCATAAGGACATGAACATTTCTTTTCTCGTGTATTATAATAATAATTTATATTATGATTTTTACTATGTTTCAAAAGATTGATTACGACTTTTTCCCAGTCCTCCCTAATACACTTGTAAGTAAGAATTAATTCTTTACATACATCAGATAAGATCGCTTTTTGCGGCAAAACATGAAAAAATACAGCGCCACTCCCTAAAAATGGCTCTATATATCGGCCAAATTCAATATTAAAGAGTGATGGAAATGCTTTTGTGAGCCAGCGCTTCCCACCAGCCCACTTAAGAAATGGCTCTACATTACAAGACATTGCTTCATTCATAAATTATACTTTTCGTTGCTATACCGTTTTATAAAACTACACTGACAATCTCAACTATATTATGTCGATATGGCCAGTTGTTTACATTTTAAATAAAATCTTTATTACCCAGAAATCTAAAACGAATTTTCTAATGAATATATTTTATGAGTGCTAAAATCTAGCCCCCCCGGGGGCTAGAAAGGCTCGATACGTCATTATCTGAGACCGCTGCCAGGCAAAATGCGCAGATTTTTCTTCTAATATTCTGAAATATTTGTCACACATCCTCCATTGAAAGAGCAAGATGCAATGATGAAAGAGCGCACTTCACCCCTGTCCGAACATTATTGACTATGTTGCTGACCTGAAGAGAAAGAAGCACCTCACATTTCTGGATGACATCCAGAAGATCATCGACTGGCATCCGCTTGAGAAATTCTTACGCCACAAGTTTCTCAGTAACAAGGATGCGGTTTGTAATCCAGCCTATCTGGCGCTCGTTATGTTCAAAATCCTTCTCTTGCAGCGCTGGTACAACCTGAGCGACGAGGCCCTCGAATCCGCGCTCTACGACCGCATCTCCTTTGCTAGGTTCGCCGGTCTGTCGCTGGAGGACGACGTCCCGGACTCCACCACCATCTGTCGCTTCCGCTCCAGTCTCGCCCCGCGCGACCTCTTGACCAAGCTCCTCGGTTTGCTCAACCGGCAGCTCGAAGCCAAGAACATCCTGGTGCGCGAGGGCGCCATCGTCGACGCCACCGTGGTCATGTCCTCCCGGCGGCCGAACAAGGTCATCGACATCATGCCCGAGGACCGCGAAGAGGACGCGGGCGACAAGTCGAGCGTCAAGGCCGTGATCACGTACTCCGACGACGCCGAGGCCACCTGGCTGCGCAAGGGCAATCGGGCGTTCTACGGCTACAAGGTCCACGCGGCCACCGAGTCGCGCGACGGCTTCATCCTCGGCGGCCACGTTACCCCGGCCAACCGCTCCGACACCGGCGAGTTCGAGCGTCTGGTGCTGGAAGCGGACGTGCCGGCCAAGGGCTACGTCTTCGCCGACAAAGGCTACGCCAGCAAAGCCAACCGCGAGACGCTCATCGGCCTCAGGCTCAAGGACGGCATCATGCACAAGGCGGCCCGCAACAGGGCGTTGACCGACATGGAGCGACTGGACAACCGCTTGGTGAGCAAGGTGCGGGCGACCGTGGAAAGAAGTTTCGGGACGCTCAAGCGACTCTACGGCTTTGCTCGCAGTCGATACGTAGGCCTGGCCAAGGTCGAAATGGAATTCTACCTCAACGCCATGGCCTTCAACCTGAAGAAAGGCTTACGCCTGTGGGCTTGGTGATGGGAGTGGTGCGCCCTGTGACCGAAAAATAGGCCAAGAACGAGGCCGAAAGGGGCCCAAGAGGCAGATAGGGACGGCCTGTCAGGCGAAAAACGACCAGCGAAATCAGCAGATGACTCGAATCTGCGGATTGTGCAGCGGTCTCGAGATGGTTATAACCTGATGGTTATCCTGGCTAGCCCGGCTTTGTTGGCTGCCTTCCACTACTCCCCCGGCTCCTCCGGCCAGTTCACCTCATCCGGAAACCCCTCCTGCTCCGGCACGTCTCGCAGATCTTGCCTGTAGGTAACCCACAGGGCCTTCGTCTCGTCGCTCAGGGGCGAGTCCGATAGCTGCGTCCAGTCGCAGGCGGCCAGGAGAGCGTTGCGCGTCTGCCGGACGGTGGCCGCCGTCTCTACGGTAGCGGCGCGAACAGTTCACGAACTCGTCTTCTAGTTCTCGCTCCGTCTGAAAATCAAATCTCGGGGCTCGAAGTCCGGGTCGCCGGCGAGCAGATCAAAGGCGCCGCGGGCGCTGATCTCGAGTTGTCTGGTCGGGAGCTTGAGCCAGGCGCCGGTGAGGGTCAGGGCCGGGCTGACGGCCTTGTCGGTCAACAGCTCGCCTTTCGAGGCCAGGGAGACGAGGCGCGTGGCCGAGGCGATGGTGCCCTCGACCGGGGTCAGCTTGTAGCCGCCGAACTCGGACACGACCGGGGAGGCCACGTCACGCACGAAGGGCAGCATGCCGAGGCCGAACCGGAGCGAGTTCATGGCCGCCCACTTGTCCCACTCCTCGTCATCCTCGGGCGGCCGGCCGGACAGGAGCTCGGCCAGGCTCGGGCCGAGAAGGGCCAGCATGGTCGTGGTCAGCGCGAACTCGGCGAAGTCGATCCGCCGGCCCCGGAGCGGCTTGGTCATCAGGTTGTAGGCCGTGGACAGGAAGGAATAGAACATGGTCGTGGCCTTCACGAACTCGCTCTTGCTGCGCTGCAGGGCGGACAGGTCTTTGAGCCCGCCGCCGCCCTGGCTCACGCGCACGACGTGGTCGGCGTACTGCACGGCCCGGGCGTGGTCCTGGTCGCGGGCGAGCCCGGCGTCGTAGGCCGCGCTCCAGGTCAGCACGTCCACGGTCATCTTCTGCGTCGCGCCGATGAACCTGAACATCCACTCGCCCGGCTTGCGCAGGAGCCGGCCGCCCATGCTCACGCTCTGGAACGTCTCGTTCGCCTCCCGGGTCGCGTGCGTGATCCGCGTGCGCATGAAGGCCGAGCTTTCATTGGCCCGGCGCAGGTCGTCGAGAAAGGGCTTGACCGTGAAGTAGCCCGGCAGGCGTTTGAGCAGCCGCCAGGACTGGCCCTTGAGCACGGCGACCGACTGCGTGAGCCCCGCGGCCTGCTGGAGGCCGACGCCGATCTTGCCCAGGGAGACGACGGTGGTGCCGATGCGAAGCGAGCGGAAGACCCGCTCGGGCCAGGCGTGAGGCTCGTACGGCAGGTTGGCGATGTCCTTAGCCCAGGGCAGGAGTTGGTCGGCCAGCTCCTTGCCGAGGTGGCGGCCCGCCGCGGCCTTGAACTCCCTGTCGCGCAGAATCTTGCCGACGTTGACCAGGCGCTCGCGGTGGCTGAGGTCGTGGATGACGCCGAAGACGTGGCGGGTGATGTCGGAGAGCTCCACGGATAGCGGCTGCCCGCCGGCCGTGGCTTTGCGCTCCTTCAGGTAGCTGTGTTTGGTCATGACCTGGGAGTACTTTTTGGTGCCGTAGAGGAGCGCCTGCTCGACCTCGCTGCGCTCGGCCTGGATGTCGGATTCGGACGGGTCGATGACCACCGGGAAGTAGCCGCCGGCATAGGTGCCGAATCGCGTCTCCACGGGCTCGGGCATGACCCGTTCGGGCTCGCGGCCGGTCATTTCCCGTTCGAGCGCAAAGGCCTCCGTGCGGAAGGTGTCGATGTAGTTCCAGACGGCTTGGACGAAATCCCAGTCGCGCTTGTCGAGCCGGGCTTTCACCGCCTCCATCTGTTTGTCCGTCCAGGGCGCGCCGTCCGGCAGGGTCGTGCCGTCGCGCCGGCGCGAGTAGTTGCCCTGGTTGCCCATGTCGAGCGCCAGGCGCAGGAGCTGCGCCCGAGTGAAGGACTCGCCGCACTCCGGGACCAGGACCCGCTTGCGAAACATCGCCGCGCGCTCGGCCGGCGAGTAGTGCCGCGCCATGAGCCCGGCCAGGTTCACGCTCGCTTCGGCGCAGCGCTCGGCTTCGGCCTCCTCGGACTGCGCCGTGGGGGAAAACAGATGCTTGTGCCACGGCCCGAGGTCGTCGCCGTCGATGGCCCGGAAAAGCACCTCCATCTTGACCATGCTGGCGTCCGCGCCCTTGAGGGCGGACAGGACCTTGTGCAGCCGACTCGAGGCTCGTTCGTGCCGGCCGCCCGGCTTGCCCGGGGCGAAGGTCGCGGCCAGTTGGGCGGTCAGCTCCCGCACCACCTCCTCGCGGCGCCGGTACTCGCCCTCGGATTTGACGAAACGCTCCTGGCGGTCCACGGCCGCAATCTGGTCGATGGCCGTGAGCACGTCCCGGAAATTCTGCACGGACAGGTCGCCGAACTGCTGGGCGTTTGACCTGTCCGTGACCAGGTCCGGCAGGGCCACGCTGTAGCCCTTCTCGCCCGAGAGCCGTTCCCAGGCCGTGAAGTCGATGGCCCGGCGCGGGGTGCCCTGGGCGTCGGCCTGGGCGCTGTAAGCGTTGTAGGCCCGGAGGAAGTCCTCGTGCGACATGCCGGGCGGCCGGGGCGCAAAGCCGAAGCGCACGCCGATGTTGCGGATGAGGTCGCGCGCCTCCTGGTACATGACCTTGGAGGCCAGGGACTGACGGACCTTGCGCACCCCGGCGTCGATCTCCTCGCGCACGCGCATGGATTCGAGCACGAGGGCGTGGTTCAGCATCTCCCGGCGCTTGAACTCCATGGCCTTCTCGAGGCTGCCGGCGTCCCGGGCCTGGCGGGCGAGCTTGCCGGCCCGAATCTCGGCCTGGGAGAAGCGGTCTGCCCGGCGGGCATCGCTTACGCTCTTGCCGGCCAGCACCTGCCGGGCGACCTCGCGCACCGCGTCGCCCTCCATGCGCCGCGCCCGGGCCTGGGTCAGCCCGGCCTTGCGTCGCCGGGCCGCGCGCAGCATCTCGAACTCCGCGGCCAGCACGGCCAAGCGCTCGTCGGTATGGTAGTCCTCCTCGGCCGAGGGCAAGGTGGACTCGTCCAGGCCGGCGCGGATTTCGGCCTCCTTCGCCTGCTGCAGCTCCTCGGCCCGGCGCTGGATGCGCCCGGTCTTGCCCTCGGCGCCGAGAATGGAGGCAACCATGTCCGGCACTGAGGCGAAGCCGGCGTCCCTGGCGACCTGGTCCGGGGGCTCGCCGCCGTTGGTCCGGACCATGCCCGCGCGCTTTTTCGCCAGCTCCTTGCGGGCATCCTCGCCGACGTAGGCGTCCAGGTCGGCCGCGCTCATGCCGCCGGCCGCCGCGGCCGCGTCCATGGCCTTGCAGGCCGGCAGGGTTTCCGTTTCCCGCCGCGCCTCGGCCTCAAAGGCCTTCTGTCCGCCCAAGGCCTGGACGTAGGCCCCGACGTAGCGGCGAAGGCGCCGGTCCCGGGCCGATTCCTGCGCGGCTTGAATCTTCTTTTCGTAGGCCGCCTTTTCTTCCCGCGCCATCTGCTCGGCCGTGGTGAAGAACGGCTGGGCCGCCTCGTGCATGGCCTCGACCTCGGCTATCTCCTGGTCCGTGGCGAAGAGGCGGTCGAACAGGCCGGCGAGCTTGGCCGAGGGCTTGGAACCGAGCCTAGCCAGGCTCCCGTAAATCTGCCGCAGCCAGGCCGCGAAGCGCTGGAAGACACCTTGCAGCCGGCGCGACGGGGCTTTGCCTCCCAGGAAATAGGCCTCGAGGGACCTGGCCCATTTCTCGTGGGCCGCCTCGTCGATTTCGCCGTCGTCCTGGATGCCCAGCTCCGCTTTGACCGCCTGCCACTCTTCCTTCAGGCGCGGGTCGGCCGCCTCGGCCGTGGCCAGGGCGCGGGTGAATTCCAGGAAGACGTGCCCGGACTCGTGCAGGAAGGTGCTTTCGTTGGCCGTCTCGAAGAGGGCGAGGATGTTCCCGGCGCGGTCGAAGGCCCCGCGGGGTCCTTGTCCGAGACCGCCCTGATAGAGGGCATCGACGATGCTGATGGCCTGGTCGTCGAAGATGACGTAGTTGTACGAGCCCCTGCCTGGTCGGCGGCTGCCCTGGTCGAGGTAGCGTATCCCCTTGATGCCGAGGCTGTTCAGGTGCCGCGAGGCGTTCTCCCGCGACCCGCGCGTCTTCTCCAACGCCCTGTAGAACGTGCTGCCGCTGTCTGTTGCCTCGAAGGTCCCGTATTCCAATCCGAGGGCGCGCAGAGCGGAAGCGAGCTGCCGCTTTCCGTTGTCCTTCGGGCGGAGGTAGCCCTCCTCTTTCAGGAAGGCCTTGATGGCGTTCTGGACCTTCGGAGGTTGCGCGGCGAAAGGCTTGTCCCAATCCAACATCGTGTCGTCTTCGGGGATTTCCGCCTCGAAGACTCGCCCCTGAACGGCCTTGATGCCCTTCTTTGATTTGATGGACATGGCCGTGTCGTACATTTTCTGCCAGTAGGCGACGCCGCCCTGTTCCTTCGCCCAGGGCTTGCCCTCCTTTGCCGCCTCAAGGCCTTCCTTGCCGACGCGTCGGGCGGTCGTGACGCCATCGTGAAACGCAAGGTTTATTGCATGGGCCTCCGGTCCGGACCGGCCTTTGTAAACCTCGCCATTCCACGTGTAGGTATAATCCGCGGTTCCCCGGCTCAGCTTGTCGCGGTAGAAGTCGGCGACTTCCTTCCGGCCGGCGAAATAGAGCCCCCAGCCATAGGATTGGGCACCTTCGCCGGTTCCGACATGCTCAAGGCTGAACGAATCGAAGTCGTAAGGGGTGCCGTGGAAAGCCCGCTGGAACAGCCGGCTGCCGCTGTCCTTCAGCCGGCGCCAGCCGGTGCCCAGGCTCTTCAGTTTCTCGACCAGGTCCGAGTCGGTCGAGCCCTCGGGCATGAGGCCCATGCCGACCAGCTCAGCGTTGGCCTCATCGATGGGCAGGCCGCCCGCCTTGAACAGGGACGGGCCGAAGGCGCGGGTGAGTTCCTTGTACTCGCCTGGGTAGTCGGCGCGCAGGCTCTTGCCGCTGATGCGGCCCCAAACAGATTCCAGGATGGGATGAAATTCGCGGGGGGACTTGAGCTGTGAGGCGTAGTAGTCGGCGAGAGCTTCAGCCTCGTCCTCGGGCACTACATGGACGAGAGATAGGTCCCATTCTTTGAGGGCATGGTCGACCGTTTCCGGGTCTTCGCCCTCGGCAACTAGCTGCTCGGCGACTCTGAGGACGGTGTCGTCTCGGACGAAGATTTCATCTTCACCCGCTTCTCGTAGTCTTTGCCGTATATGATCCGCAACAGAGCCTGCACCCTCGTCGCGGATTGACGGATGCTCTCCGGGCTGCCCAGCGGGTACTTCAGCGGATTCAGCTTGTTGGCCATGGCTGTCGGGCTCCTCGGGGGTAGTTTTTACCTCGTTTGGGCCGGGAGCGGAAGGCGTCCGCTTCTGCGCCACCAGGGCCGGAGTGGCAGGCGCGGGCGCGGTGCCCGTCTCCGCCCTCGCGGCCGGCTCATTTCCCGCCATCCTCGGGGCGGCTTCCACCGGCCCCTGCGGCCCGGCCAGCTCGGGCCATGCCGCCTCGAAGGCCTTGAGCGGCGAGCCCTCGAATTGCTGGTCCAGGTATCCCCGCCTGGCCATGGTGCCGAAGAAGGCGGACCAGACGGCCGCGTCGCTCCCGGCGGTCCGGGTGGCCCGGCCCAGGGCCTCGCGTTGCGTCCGGACCGTCTCGTAAATCTGGCGCGTTTCGGCCTCGATCCGGTCTTCGGCCTGGCGGTCGGCGGCGGCCGCATCCACGATGCGCCGGGTTTCCTCGGCCTGGGTTTTCAGCCAGTCGGCGCGCTCGCGCAGGGTCATGGACTCGGGCCGCAGGCGGATGTCGTCCTTGAGCGCGGCGTCCAGCGGGGTATTGACGGCCACGGCCAGGTACTTCGCCAGGGGAATTGTCACGTCGCCCCCGGTGCCCACGGCCTCGGTCACCTGGTCCGGAGTGATGCCGAATTGCCCCAACACGTCCTCGTAGGCCCCGGATTCCGAAGTAGCCGCCTGCTGGAAAAGAGCGCCGTCGATGTGGATGTCCCGGGGGGCCTCCGGATGCCCCTCGAGCTGCATGGCCAGCGCCTGCTCGAACTTCGCCGGGCTGCGCTCGCGCAAGGGGTTGCCGGCGGCCATCTGCCGCAGGCCGTCCAGATAGCCGGCCTCGTCCTCGGCGGCCGCGGCGTTCCCGGCCTCCTGGACCGCGCGCTTGATGTCGGCCACGCCCCGGCTGCGGGCGCTGTCCGTGAGACGGAAGGGAACCTGGACCGTGGCCACGGCGCCGGGCACCAGCGTGCCCACGATGCCGCCGACCAGGCCCTGATAGAGGGTGTCCGGGCTTGCGGCGATGTCCGGGGTGGCCGCCAGGAACTCCCGGGCCAGCTGCCGGGCGGTCAGCTTGGGGTTGGCCGCCAGGATGTCCGCGAAGGCGTCCGGGAAGGCCTGGAGGTATTCCTCCACGAAGTTGCTTGCGAAGGCCTCGACGAGAGGCATGGCCACGCCGGAGCGCTTCATCAGCTTGGCCACGGCGCCGAACTGCAGCACGTTGCCGGCGTATTCGAGCGGGGCCTGGCCCAGGGCCGAGAGGAAGGCCGCCTTGCGCGCCGTGGCCTCGTCAGCGCCGCCTGCCCGCAGCTCCTTGTACTTGGCGCCGGACATCTGGGTGTAGGCGTCCGCCGTGCCGATGACCGGCCCGCCGAAGGCCGAGGACAGCATCATGGGCAGGGAGCCGGACAAGCCCCGGGCGATGTCCTCCACGATGCCGGAAGACGCGGCCGCGAGGTCGGGGTCCATCTGCAACGCAGGCGTAGCGGCGATGTCCTCAAAGCGTTTCACATAGCGGGCGTTGTGCTCCCTGGCCGCCTGGGTTTCGGCCTCCTCTTGGGGCATGCCCTGGGCCAGGTTCGTGTTGACCAGGTCCCAATAGATGGTGTTTGCGTCCCGGTCCTCGCCCTCGATGGCCGGCATGGGTCCGGAGGCCAGGCGCCGCTGGTAGGCCTGAACGTCGGCGTAGTCCGCAAACTCTGCCTTCTCCTGGATCGCCGCGCCGGCCGCGCGGTCCGAGAGCGCCTGCAAAAAGGACTGGCCCGTGGCCCGCAGGAAGCGCTCGAACGTCAACTCGGGCTTGCGCGGCGCAGCCTGCTGCTGCCGTTCCATGTCCGCCAGGGCGGCGGCCGCGTCCCGGGCCAGCTCCATGTTTCCGGGCGAGGTCAGGAATCGCGCGGTGGCCGGGGCCTCGCGCTCGATCACCCGCAGGCGTTGCGCCTCGGCATACTTCTCGGCCCGGTCCGGGTCGGCCTGGACGATCTTTGCCGGCAACCCGGTCGCGGCCGTCAGGTCCTGATTGCGCCTGGCCTGGTCCGGCGAGAGCGTGGCCGCCTTGGCCACTGCCGGCAGCGAGGGGCCGGGCCGGCTCGGCGCCGGGCTGGCCCCGCTTGCGGCAAAGACCGCGTCCATGCTCCCCGGCTTCGGCGCAGGCTGGTCTTGCCTCGTCCCCAGCGCCTCCCGGAAAACGTCGTCCATGGTGGGCATCACTTCGCCCCCTGGTAGGCTTTGTATTCGTCGGTCCGGAGATAGCGGCCGTCGGCGTAGATGCTCTTCAGCTGCTCGTCGGTCAGGCTGATGCCCCGCCGCTCGGCCTCCCCGCGCAAGAAGGCGGCGTCCTTCTTGGGGATGTCGCCGATTTCCACGCTGTGCATTTTGAACTGGCGCACGGTGTCGTCGAAGAGGAAATCCGCGTCATACACGCGCTTCACCGCCTGGCGGTCGGCCTCCTCCTGGATTTCCTCGTCGCCGGGGTTCTGGCCGTGCTTGGCGCGGTACTCGCCGACGAAGCTCTTCAGCGTGCGGTTGAACAAGGTCCGGTCTTCGGCCTTCTCAAGCCCCAAGTCCTTGAGCGAGGCATCGACCTCGGCCAGCTTGCGCGCCACCCGGGCGCCGGCCGCGTCCTCGCCCATCTTGGCCAGGTCCTTCAAATCCTCGCGGCCGATCTTCAGCAGATACTTGCTCTGAAAGGCCTTGGCGTTGAACGCCCGCGCGCTCCCGACCTCGTTCATGGCCTCGGCATAGGCCTCCGGGTCCGTGACCACGTCCCGGCCACTCAAGGCCTGGTCCACGATGCGCCGGGCCGAGGTGCGCGTCCCCAAGTCGCCGATCTGCTCCACCCTGGCCCGGTACTTCTTCAGGCCCTCCAGGTCCTGGGCCGCCAGGAGCTTCTGCACGTTCTCGTCGACCAGCAGCACGGCGTCGTGCCGGGCCTCCTCGCGCTCCTTCTTGTGCGCAGAATAAAAACTCTCGACCCAGCCCATGATCTTGCGCTCGGCCCCGGCGTCGCCTTGGGCCGCCTTCTTCACCGCGCCGGCATAGGTGGCGAAGTCCGCGCCCCGGCCGTGCTCCTGCATGATCCTGCTGGCCGCGTCGTAGGCCTCCTGGTCGGCCGTGGCGCTCCGGAGCGCGTCCTTGATCCTGGTCTGCGCCTCGCCCGAAATGCCGTCGGCATGGGCCTCCAGGTAAGCCCGGGCGGCCTTGGGGCTGGCCATGAGCATGTCGGCCAGGATGCGCTGATGAAACTTCGTCGTCTCGTCCTTCACCAGGCTGTCCAGGACCTCGGGCGAATGGCCGTCGTCCGCGTACATCCTGCGCACGTTCGCCGAGAGCTTGCCGGCCATGGCGTCCAGCCCGGCCCAGGGGGTTGCGTCGCCGTGCGCGAACAGCTCCACGGCCGCCGGGGCCTGGTCGCGCTGGGCCGCGTCGGTGATCTGCTGGGATTCGGCCAGGAGCGTCGATTTCTGGAAGGTCTTCAGCTGCTGCGTCTGCCAGTCCGCGGCCCAGGAGCCGTAGGCGTTCTGCAGCTGGGAAAAGGAGGCGTCGAAGAGCGCGCGCTGCCGCTCGTTTGAGAGCTGGCCCGAGGCCTGGTCCCGCCGGTCCTGGAAATAGGCGCCCGTCTCGTCGAAGACCTGCAAGCCCGCCTGGCCGAGCTTGCCTTGCTCGACGCCCATCTTGTAGGAAAGCGCGGCCTCGCGCTCCTGGTTCATGACCTGGCGGACTTGGGCCTCGTCCTCGATGTCGCGCTCCCGCCGGGCCTGGTCCAGGAGCACGTCGGAAAGCTGGCCGAGAGCAGCGCCGAAATCGCGCATGCCGGCGCCCACGGGCACGGCCTGGGCCGCGGGAATGCGGACCTCGGGAATCTCCCGTTGCGGGGCGTTTGAAACGTAGCGTTGGACTTTGGGCATGTTCGACTCGCATCACCGTTGCCGGTTCACTTGAAATAGCTGCTGTACGCCCCCATGGTCTTCGATGCGCCGCTGAGCAGGGTCGAGGCCGTGTTCCAGTAGCCGCTCGAAATCGCGCTCCTGGCCTGCATGCCGTAGATCGAGCCCTGCGTGCGCTGCGCCCAGGCGTTGGTCTTGTAGTTCTGCCGGATGATCTGCGCGTCGAGCTCGCCTTGCTCGGCCGTGTCCGCGAGCACGTCGGCGGCCGAATCCTGGTCCACGATGACGCCTGAGGCGGCCAGGCCCGCGCGCTGCTGGCCCTTGATCTGGGCCACCCGGTTGCGCTGGCGCTGCATCTCGGTGCGGCCCTGCTGCTCGGTGAGCGCGGCCGAGGCGTTGGCGGCATTCTGGTTGGCCTTGGCCACGGCCGCGGTCTGCGAGGCCTGCACGGCGCTGCCGACGGTGCTTGTGGCCGTGGCCGCGGCCATGGCCGCGATGGAACCCACGGCCAGAGCGGTCATTCCCATCTCAGTCCCTCCTCATCCAGAAGCGGTAGAACGGCGCGCCCATGCGGCCCATGGCCACCGGCGCGCCGTCCAGGGTGAAGCCGCACCACCTGAGCCAGGCGATGCAGCGCGAATACTCGGCGTCCACGTAGTTCTCGAGCACGGGGAACAGGGAAAGCATGTAGTGGGCGAAGGTCCGGGAGTGGCGGGCGAAGGACAGCCAAATGCGGTCCACGAGGGCCGACGAGAGCAGCCAGGGCACGCCCACGTCCGAAACCAGAGAGCGGTAGGCCACCCCGAACATGGCCGCGACCTCGCCGCCGCACAGGACCGTCCAGGCCGCCCGGGAGGCGGTGAGCGACTGGCGCAGCAGCTCGCGCGGCAGCAGCGCCGAGACGCGCATCTCGGCCAGGACCTCCGGGCGCAGCCGGGGCGCCAGCTCCTCCACGTGCCCGGGCCGGGCCTGGACGACGCCGACGCTAGCCGCCAAGGGTCACCTCCGGGATGACCGCGAGCACGGTCAGCGGCAGGGGCGCGGTCTGCTTGATGCAAATCCGGCCTTCGGTGTCGTAGCCGCCGGGGAAGGGCCGGTCCTTGTCGCCGGAGAAGAGGTCAACGGCGGCGTCGTAGACCGAGTCCGAACCTAAAGGGATCTGATCCAGCCGGCTTTCGCTGGAACCGATCTGAAACGTCGCGCTGCGGTCCAGGCGCACGGTCACCCGGGAAATCTTCTTCCGGCGGCCCTGGGCCGTGCCCTCACGCGTTTGCAGCTCCAGGGACAGGGTTTCGAGCACGGATTCATACCCGAGGCCCACGTGAACCACCGAAGCGGCAAACGGCAGGGTGATCGCGCCGTCCGCGACCGTGGCCGTGAACACCCGGCCGTCGGCCAGGCCCGTCACCGCCTCGCCCTCCAGGTGGTCCAGGCCCGAGATCGTGGCCGCGGCCTCGCCGCTGTAGGTCAGGCCGCAGTCCACGAAAAAGGCGTCGGCCACGTCGTCCGAGGTGAAGCGGTCGGTCAGGCGCTCGACGTACTTGACCGTGGCGCCGTTTATTTCGCGCTGCACCACCATCCAGACCTCATCGTAGCCGTCGCCGGGAATCGAGGCGATGGCCTCGACCACGCCGCCCACGTCGTGGGTGTGCCAGGCGAAGACCTGGTGCTCGCGCAGGTAGGTGAGCCCCAGCAGCAGGCCGTCGTCGCGCACGCACCAGACGATGGAGTCCGGGCTCTGCTGGTAGGCCCAGGCGACGATGGTGTGGCCCCGGAACAGATGGTTGGCCAGGATGGACAGGTTGTTGCCGGCGTAGCCGTCGATTTCCAGGCTGTAGGTCAGGTCCCGGACCTCGTTGTTCGTCCGGGTCAGGTGCAGGACCGAGCTGCCGATGATGATGGGCTGGATGTGGGACGAGCCGGTGTAGCCCTGCTGCTTGACCAGCACGCTCGACGGGGTCAGGGCCGAGTCGTCGGCCCCGGTCATCTTCCATTCGCCGCCCATGGTGCCGATGAGCAACTGGCCGATGGGCACCATCCAGCGGATTTCGTTCACCTGCCGGGCCGCGATGGTGAAGCTGATCGCGTCGTCGTCCTTCAGCGGCGAGGACACGTTCATGTTCTCGTAGGCCCCGGTCTGCGAGCCGTAGATGGTCTGGGGATGGTCGTCGGTCCTGGAGAGGATGAGGCGTTGCTCGAAGAACGTGGCGCAGCCCGGATAGTCCGCGACGTAGCCGGCCTGGAGGTAGCGCGAGGCCTTGGCGTCCGGGTCCTCGCTTCCGGCGGTGCGGGCGTAGATCGTGTCGAAGCCGAGCGAATCGTTGTCGCCGTAGGCCCACTGGCTCGCCGTGAGGCTGCCGAGCGTGCCGGCGGTCATGAGCCCCACGCCGACCTCGAACATGTCGTCGGGCTCGCCGAGCTCCGGGTCCCCGCCGTCAGCAGCCTCAAGATAGTATTCGCCAGTGCCCGAGGCGGAGGCCGTCCATTGGTAATCGTCCGCGTCCACGAGGTTGGTGGCGAAGGGGTTGCGGCCCCGGGGCGGGCCGTCCGAGGTGTCGTTGTCGATGCCGTTGTCCACGAACGAGGCCGAGTCCGAGCGGCCGATGTAGCCGAACGAGCCGGCCTCGTCCGAGCGGTAGATGTAGTAGTAGTCCGCGCCCGACACCGCGTCCCAGCTGACCGCCACGGACAGCGAATCCGTGAAGTATTCCAGGCTCTTGGTCAGGACGGCATCGGACTCCCGGGGCAGGGATTCCTCGCCCGTCTCCTCGGAAATTGCCGTGACGGCGTAGATGCGCGACACGGAATTGCCGGTCGTGTTGTTCTTGCAGGTCACCTCGTCCGGCGGCTCGATGGAGGCGGCGAAGAGGACGACATCGAGGGTCCAGTCGTAGTGCGAGGACCGGCCGAGCTTGCGCAGGGCGTAGCCGGGGTGCGTGACGTACATGATGTCCGCGCTCTGCACGAATTTCAGCAGCGACAGGTCGGCCTCGGCGTAGGGCGTCTCGATCTCCACCGGCCCGCCGGCGGCGGCGTATCCGTCCGGGTAGACCACCTGGCCGCCGTCCTTGAAGACCCGCATGTACCCGCCGCCGAACTCCAGGACGTAGGCCTGCTCGATGCTGAACTGGAATGGCACCAGGATCACCGTTCCCGCGGCGCTCTTGATCTCGCCGATATACTCAGTCCCCGGCCGGTTCGAGGCGCCGCCGTGGGCGTGGACGATCATGTTGGAGAGCGTCCGGGCGCCGGCCGCGTACTTCTCCAGGTCCACCCGGCCGTAGAGGGACGGGGAAAGCTCGCCGCCGGCAAAGGAGAACTGGATGTTGCGGAAAGCCACGGCTAGCGCCTCGCGCTCACGAAGTCATTGCCGGCCACGGTCCGCTTCCTGCCCTCGACGGCGTTGCGCTGCCGGGCCTGGACGAGGGTGTTCCGGTACATGGTCAGCATGGCCTGCTGCTTGGAGCTGTCGCCGGTGATGGGCTGGGCCAGGTCGGCGGCCAGCTTCCAGCTCACGGCCTCCACGAACTCGGCGTCGAACAGGCTCGGGTCCTCGATCCTGGCCACGTAGCGCAAGATAGCGGCCGGCTCGTCGGCGCAGAGCATCAGGGTCGTGCCTTCGGCGTTCAGCTCGAGGGAGAATTCGACGGCCGGCCCGCTCCGGAAGGATGCGCGCAGGTCGAGCGCCCGGATGCAGTCCGAGGGCAGGCCGTACATGAAGGCGTGGCCGAAGACCGGCGTCTCGTCGGCCAGGGCCAGCGCCTTTTTGCGGATGGCGAAGTTCCAGGGATAATCGCGTAAAACCGCGTCGCGCACCCCGGCGTAGAACAGGGCGCAGTAGCGGGCCGCGGTGCTCTCCTCGTCGAGGGAGGTGATCATGTAGTCGCCCAGGCGGACCAGGGCCAGGTTGCAGATTTCGGTTTCACTCGTGGCCACGCTTCATGCTCCCGGGAATGCGCCCCAGGCCGTTTCACCCGGGGCGCGCCCCCTTACTCGTTGGTATCCACTTCCGGGGTGATGAAGGCGTCGAAGGCCCCGGCCGTGAGCGCGGCGGTGGCGATGGTGTAGGTCACCCGCAGGTAGCGCTTGAGCCCGCGCGGCAGCCGGGTGCGGCAGACCCAGGTCCCGGCGGCCAGGTCGGCCACGTCCAGCGCTCCGGAGTCGTACAGCGTCTCGGCCGTGCCGAACTCCGCATCGCTGTCGGTCTCCAGCTTGAACTGCACCGTGGCCGCGCCGGCCGAGGCCGCGGCCGTGGCCACCAGGATGCACAGGAAGGGCGCGATATGCGCGTCGCCGGCCGCGCCCAGGTCAACCACGTTGGTCGAGGCGTGCTCGGCCACGGTCGTCTCGGCCTGGCCGTCGGAAAACATCAGCTCGTTGTCGATGATCATCTCGGTTTCTCCTTTCGGTCCCGGCCTTAGGCCACGGCCGCCTCGTTGTTCAGGATGGCGTCGCAGCGGCGGATGGGGATGTTCCAGAACATGGTGATGGGCCTGCCCGCCCACTCGCCGATGGTCAGGTTGACGTTCTTCTTGTTCATGGCCCGCTTGGTCAGCGCCGTGGCCACCTGGCGGTTGCAGTAGAAGGCCGACCGGCCCAGGCCCAGGTTCGGGATGCGGTTCACGGCGTCGATCATGTAGAGCTCCAGCGCCGCCGAGCTGTCGTCCTCCGCGCCGGCCGTGGCCAGGTCGGAGACGTCGATGTTGCAGATGCGCGCGACGTAGCGCCAGTCGCGCACGGTCAGGCCGCAGTCCCACTTGTAATGGGTCCGGTAGCCCTGGTACTTGCCGCCGTCCTCGTCGAAGAGCGTCACCTCGCCCAGGTCCTCGTGCTGCAGGCCGGCCTTGGAGCCCTTGGGGTAGATGCCGTGGACCGTGTTCAGGCCCCAGTTCACGAGCCAGACCGAGGTGTTGTCCGCGCCCGCGCCGCCGGCGCCGATCACGTTGTAGGTGGACACGTCCTTGTCCGTGCCGGTGGCGTTGTAGCGGGGCGCCAGGCCGTTGAACTTCTCCGGGTCGGCGTCGGTGTCGCCGTAGAACAGGGTCGCGGCCATCTCCTGGTTCATGGCCTCCAGGAAGGCCCGGTCCTCGCTCAGGCGGAAGGCCGCGGTGTTGCCGTTCAGGTCGGCCAGCGCCTTGTCCACCTCGGCGTAGGCTTCCAGCATGCCGCAGGAGTCGGTGACCTGTTTGGTCTTGGACTTGCCGCCCTGCACGCCGTAGTTCAGCTTGCGCCAGGTGGCCGAGGGCAGGCCGGTGCGCACCGTGGTCTTGTGCCCGGTGGGCAGGTTGCCCTCGACAAAGGTCATGTCGGACAGGATTTCGTTGGTCTCGGCCAGGAGCTCCACGATGACCGCGATGCGGTCATTGGGGTCCAGGCGCCGGGCCAAGTCCAGCAGGGTCGGGTTGGTTTCGCCGATGGTGGCCATCTTCGTTCACTCCTATTTCAGGTCGGGATAGAGGGTTTTCGCCGGATCGCGGGCGCCGGTGTCGCCGGGCTGCGCGCCTTCCATGCCGGGCTCGGCCATGGCCTTGCCCACGCGCCAGAAGTACTTGACCACCTCGGGATGCGAGCCCAGGCCGGTCTGGTTCAAAAGCTCGGTCAGCCCCGGCGCGCTGAACTTCTGCACCGCCTTCAGGGCCACCTTGACGTTGGCCTCGAAGCTGCCGCCTCCGAACTCGCCGTCGTCCTTGAGCGCCGCGATCCACGTCTCCTGATTGCGGGCGTAGGTCGCCTCGCGCAGCCCGGCCGCCGTGGCGTTCAGCCCTTCCGCGCTCTTGCCGTAGGCGGTCACCAGCTCCTGGAGCGCGGTGTTGGCCACCCCGTGCCTCGCGGCCCAGGCCTTGACCTCGCCCAGGGTCGCGGCGTTGGCCTCGCGCAGCTCCTTGGGCAGGGACTCGGCCGTGAACACCTCGGGAACCTCGAGGGTGTAGTCATCGGGTTTTTCCGGGGCCTTCTCCGGCTCCTTGGCCGGTTCCTTGCCGGGCTCCTGCGCCGCTCCCGCGCCCTCCTGGGGGCCGGGCTTGCCGGCGGGCGTGGACTCCTGCGCCGCGGGCTCGGGGTTGGGTGCGCCGGCCGCGTCCGCGCCGGGCGTCACAAGGTTTTCGCTCATGGTTCTTCCTCCGTGAGAAGTTGTTGCAGCCGCTCCGGGCAGGCGGCCAGGATGTCCGTGAAGATCTGATTGGCCATGGACTGCCGGCCTTCGAGAAAGCTGGCCTCGCCGAAGTTGTTGCCCCGGAAGGTCGGCTCGTTGAACCGCCCAAGGGCCAGGAAGCGCCGGAAGAACCGCAGTCCCTCGGGCGTGGCCGCGATCCGGGCCACGTCGTCCAGGGCCTGCGCCCGCGCCTTCCGGGCCGCCTCGGTCTGGTTCAAACGCCGCTCGCGCTCGTCCGCGTAGAGCCCGTCGTTTGCGTTCACTGCGTCACCCCCTTCAAAAGCTCATCCATGGCGCTGTTCTGGCCCACCTTTGTTTCCGAGAGCGTCTTGCCCATGCCCACGGCCCGCTCCAGCTGTTCCGCCTGGGCCGCCTGCCGTTGCTGCTCGGCCCGATTCTTACGCAGCTTCTCCACGCGCTCCTTGTTGCGCAGCACGGCCGGCGGCGTGCCCACCATGTCCGCGTATTCGGTGCACAAAGCGTCGGTATCCAGGTTGTCCAGGGCGTCCGGCTGCTGAGCCAGCGCGGCTTGCGTCTGGGCCACCTGGCCGATGAACGATGACACCTGCTGCAAGGCGGTCACCCCGGTCATCTTCTGGGCCTGGGCCAGCATGGAGACGTATTCGACCTTCAGGTCCTGGTTGAAGAGCTCGTCCGGCGGCCGGGGGAAGAACCCCCGCCGGTCCAGGATGGCGAAGACCCGGTCGATGAGCGGGTCGAGCAGTTCGTTTTGCAGGCGCTCGAGCACCGGCCCGAGCTGTTGCAGCTTCTCCTGCTGGCGCTCGGTGATCTCCGTGGCCGTGATCTGCCGGCCCTGGGCGCCGAGCGCGTCCAGCATGCGGAACAGGTCGTTTTTGAGCCCCCGCTCGATGCGTTGCTCAATCTTCTCGATCTTGTATTCGACCTGCTGCACGTTCAGATTGACGTTGATGATCGGCTTCAAGGCCTCGCCCTGGGCCGCGTCCACGTAGTTCACGTCGCCCGGGATGAGCGAGATGCCGGCCGCGGCCATGGACGACGGCGCGGCCAGGGGCGGGTCGATCTGCTTGTCCAAGGCCTTGAGCGCCTTGGTTTCCATGGCCTGGAGCATCTTCGCGTCCCCGAGCACGTGCATGCCCGGCGAGTAGCCGTAGACGTCGGACCCGGTCACACTCCAGCGCGGGCACATGGCCGGGAACTCGTAGAACCCGCTCTCCTCCAGAAGGTGCCCGCCCTCGCCCCCGGGGCCGCCCTCGTAGTAGACCGAGGCGAAGCGGCGGCGTTTGGGGTTGAAGGCCTCCGGGTCGTAGGCTTCGCGCGGGTAGACGCAGTGGACCACGTCCACCCATTCGTCGCCGGCCTGGGCTTCAACCTTGGACCGCGTGGCCTGGGACACCGCGTCCTTCCCGAAGCGCTCCACGAGCTGCAAGGCGGTCATGCGGAACTGACGAAAGAGGGCGTTGACCCGGCCGTTCATCCCGTTGGCCAGGAAGTATTCCCCGATGGTCAGGGTGCGAAAGCGCACCAGCGTCTCGTCGTCCTCCTCGACGAAAAGCACGCCCGTGCCGAAGGCCCCCAGCTCCAGGTAGAGCGTGTGGATCGCGTCGTAGAAGTTGGAGCGGCCGAGCACGGTCAACAGCCCGCGCTGGGCGAGATGCAGCCAGGTCTTGACCGGCCCGTACTCGGCGAGCTGCTGGTCCGAGAGCCCGAGCTTGAACCAGGGCCGCGAGGGCGAGGTCAGCCCGCCCTGCATGCCCGAGGCCAGGGTGTCCAGCGCGTCCGGGGCCGTGGAGTTGATGATCTTGTCGTTCTTCTTGCTGCCCCAATTGGTGCGGTCGCCCTTGTCCAGGAACCGGCTGCGCCGGGGTTGCAGGTAGTCGGCCAGGTCCTGCCAATGGTCCTCCCAGGACTGGCGCTCGCGCCGCAGGCTCTGCAACCGCCTGGCGCATTTGCGGACCGCATTCGACTGCACCGCGTTCACCGTGGCGTCCATGGTCATGTCCGGCCTCGCCCGCTCAAGCCTGGCCCAACAGCGTGTGCTTGCTGGTCGCGGCCGTGCTCGTGTCGCCCTTGCCGCTGGTCAGGACGGTCTTGTTGCGCGTGCTGGCCAGCGCCGCCTGCTTGCGCTCCTTGTCCGCGGCCTTCTTGGCCTCGGTGTCGGGCTCCTCGATGTCCGGATACTGGATCGAGCCGGAACTAACCCCTCCGAATCCCATGGCTTTTTCTCCTCACAGCACCTTGTAGTCGGTCTTCGCCTTGTGCCTGGCCGAGCCCACCACATGCTCCCGGTACACGGGCTCGGCGAAGGTCAGGACCATTGCGTCTCCGCCGTCCGGACTGGCCAGCCCCCGGGCGCGGATGTCGTCCTTGCTCTCCAGCTGCAACCGGGTGCGGCTGTCGTACTTGAAGCCCGGCGCCACGAGGTCCGCGTGCAGGGCGTCGTCGTCCGGGATTGAGGCCGGCGCGTCGTCGCACGCCAGCCAGGCCCGGCAGCGGTCCCACATCTCGGCCCGGCGGTTTACGTACTTCTGCGGCTCGCTCGCCGCCGCGCCGAAGTTCACCACCCGCACCCGGCCGCCGAAGCCGCGCTCGATGAGCATGGAGGCCAGCTCGTGCCCGCCCCCGCCGAAGTCGATGAACAGCATGTCGATGCGCGGCACGCCGGCCTCCAGCTTGCGCGTCAGGAACCCCAGCTTCTCGGCGAAGCCCATGCGGTGGTACTCGAGCCCGAACAGGGTGAGCCCCTGGCGGTAGACGAAGGCGTCCCGGTCCCCGGCGTCCTCGATCTGCGCCGGGTCGAAGCCGGCCACCACGGCCCCGTAGCTGCGCCCCGGGGTCGCCTTGCGCGCCCGCAGGACCAGCTCGGGCTTGATGAAGCTGTTGGTCCCGGTCACCTGGAAGGCCTCGGCCGGGTTGGCCGGGTACTCCTGCTTGAAGAGCAGGTCGCCGAGCTCCCGCACCTTCTCCCGACGCCAGGCCATCTGCTCCGGGGTCAGCCCGTAGGCCGCCTGGTACGCGGCCTCCTCATCGCTCAAGGTGAAGTCTTCCAGCACGGGCGCGGCATACTCGTCCTGCCAGTACCAGGGCACGAAAATCGCCTGAAAGGCATCCTCGCCGCGCTCGGCCTGCTGCCACTTGCGGTGGTAGAAGTTCCCCATCCCGTTGGCCGTGGACTCGAGGATGATCTCCGTGCCGGGCTCGCTCGGGATGGCCTGCATCACCCCCGCGGCGTGCTTCTCGGCGTTGGGCCAGAAGGCGACCTCGCTTCCGTGGAAGAGCTGCACGGTGCTCGACCGCCCCACGTCCTGCGAGCCGGCCGTGCCCACGCGGTAGCCGCTGTCCAGGGCGCTGAAGATCAGCTCCTTGCGGTTCGAGGTGCCCACGCTGGGTTTGAGCTCCGGGAGGTTGTGCTCGTGAAACCGTTGGACCATCTCGAACAGGTTCTGCGTCGCGTCGTTGCCGTGGGTCAGGATGAACGTGCGGATGCCCCGTCCGTGCGTGGTCCGGTGGTAGAACCGCCCGCCCACGTACGTGCTGCACCCCTGCTGCCGGCCCTTCAGGATCAGGGCACGCACCATGCCGGTCTGCGTCTTCTGCTCTTCCAGGCGGCCGTGCAGGTAGCGCTGGGCGGCGTTCAGGGTCAGCGGCACGATGGCCCCGGACTTGGAGCGGATGCGCAGCGCCGCCTGCGCGTAGTAGGGAAAGTCACGCATGAGCCGCAGGCGCAGCGCGCGCTCGGCGTCAGCGGTCATCGCCAGCATCGCCGTCCCGCCCCGCTGCAACCTGTTCCGTGAGCAGCCGGACCCACACGTCGTGGCTCGTGCTCCCGCTCAGTTCCACGTCCACGTGGTCCCCGTACTTCTTGGGGTCGTATTTCGCCGCCAGCCATTTGCGGGTATCGACCTGAAGCCGGGCCTTCTGCGGGTCCCTGGTCTTGTCCGCGATGTCCTTCATTTCTCCGGCGAGATACCCGGCTTGAAGTTTGTGAGCGAACGTGTACATGGCCCGAAATTCTTCGTTCTCCGGCATGCAAAGCCACTTGGCGACGGTGCTGTAGTCCAGCCGGAGAGCCTTGCAGACGGACACCAAAGACTTGCCGCACGCGATGCGGTTGCAGATGCTCTCCGCAAGCTCCGGACTGTAAAGCGTCGGCCGGCCTGGCTTCCTGGCCCTCTTGACGCTTTGCTTTCCCGTCGCCTTCGCCACGGCCTCAGCCCCCCAGCACCTTGAAGAGCCAGGTCACGAGCGCGCTGCCCACCAGCGCCCCCAGACCGGCGATGATGGCCAACTTGACGCTGATCCGCTCGAGCGTCTTCTCCGCCGCGGAAAGCCGCGTCTCGTGGTCCGCGTCGGTCTTCTCCAAGCGCTCGATCCGGCTCATGCGCGCCTCGCAGCGTTCCTTCAGCAACGTCTCGATCCGCGCGAACCCGGCCTTGACCTCGGCTTCAAGCGTGCTCTGGCCCTTGCGCAGGTCGTTTACGGCCTTCCACAGCTCGCCAACGGCGTCCTTGCCCTGTTCGCTCAT